AGGAATTATATGAAGCAGGTAAACCAGAATTATACTGGTCTGTAGAAAGCAATTCTCTGGGTGAGGCTGCCTTGGTTGTTATTAGAGATACAGGTGAAGAAAATTTCCCGGGTACAATGTTGCATGATCCTAAAAATAGGTTACAAGGCCGCAGCGGGCGCCGCGCAGGATTCGTTACAACTAATAAATCGAAACTTGAGGCTTGTGCCAAACTGAAATTCTTAATCGAGTCTAACAAGATGAAGATAAACTCTCGTGGTTTATTATCAGAGCTCAAGGTATTTGTGTCAAGAGGTAATACATTCGAGGCTCGTATCGGACAGACAGATGACTTAATTATGGCGATGATTTTAGCGATAAGAATGACAGATTATATATCAACATGGGATGATAAATCGCAGGCTGCGATTAATAGTAACGTAGGTATATCAGAAGAATCTACTTTCGCATCGCCGATGCCTATCTGCATCTAACGATCAATAAGATAAATAAGAGAAACAAGGATTTTAAAATGTCAGAAATGGACGATCTAGCTGGGAAGATATTTGCACTTCTAAAAGGCAATGGCCTCCAGATTAAAATATTTGATGATGCCGGTGCAGAAACTACCGACCCGAATGTAGGCCGTAGATTTTTTATAGCAGATCCGAACATCATGGTGACTATCGATGACGAGAGTAACGAGGTAGAGTTTAGTAAAGGTGCCGATGTTGAAAGTTCAGTGGACAGATTACAAAAGACACTTCGCCACTATGCAGATACCAATGTCCCTCCGATGAATTTCACAATCAAAGTATTTGGGAAGACAATTCAACCGAGAGATTTTGCATATGATGCAAAAATGAAAAAGAATGGAGCAATGATGGAAAATAGTTTAGTACAACCATACAATCACCAACTTGTTGGCACAGTTCTGCATAATATTAGGAATCATGCAAGAGTTACGGTCGACACACTATCTTCGGATTTAAAGATTGATAGAAGTGATATACAACCAATTCTAAATAAACTCGTGACCGATGGTAAAATAGAGGCTCAGAATTATAGAACTGGGAAAATCGAATATGTAATGTCAGTTGATGAAGCAGTCATGGAGAGTTTTAGTAAGATGTTTGGCTCAATAAAGACTTCGCAGCAGACATTAGAAAATGTTAGGATCTTAGTTCGCCATAAAACCCCGGTAGATGAGAATATTCGTGGCGCACGTTCACGCCACATCAGTGCAATCTTTTTAGAATGTAATGGTGAAAGATTCCGTTTTCCACAGAATTATCTGCCAGGCGCAAGAGCAATGGCTCAGCACATGGCCCACGGTGGATTAATGGGTGATAAGGTTGGGGCATATATTAGTGAAAGTACAGGCCAATTATTGAAACTTCAATCATTCAATCGCTATGTCACTACCAATAAACTTATCAACGAAGACAGCTCAGGCATTGTCGACACAGTTAAAGAAAATATCGAAACCTTGCGTACTGAATTAAGGAAGCTCACAGGCACAAAAACTTATGAGACAGTTAAAGCTCGGCTAGAAACATTCGAACGCGAACCACTTGCCGAAGATGACACAAGCACATTGAAGGAACTTTTTACTATTCGGCGCTTCGATGAAAAGTTTGAAGGTGTACTGCCAATCATCAAACAACTTGTCCAAGAGAAAGATACCTTCCATAAAAGAATCGAAGAAGCGGCAGCAGGCATTGTTATGATACGCTCTGGATCAATACCAACCCCTATATACGAATTTGCAAGTGATTATGCACGATTAGGATTTATGCTTAATGAACTTGCCCTGCGTATTGTAGAAAATGATGAATTATCTGGATTCGTTAACAAGGTTGGCACAAAGCTATGTAAAGAAGGCACAGTAAATGATTTCGAACGTGCTGTAATGGCACAAGTATTTGAAAATGCTAAGATAGAAGATCAATCAGCTGAAGCTAAGACACCTATCAAAGAGTCAACAGATTTAGAGGCATATTTCGACAGATTCGATTATAAATTCATGTAAGAAGCTCTTGACTTTTCCGGCAGGTTTTCGTATACTAGCAACACACTAGACGAAAACCTGTCCTGCTTTTTGTTGCCAATAATGTTGCAACTATACGGTAAAACAGATAAATACTTCGTTAGTTAAGAAGTAACGCATCCTGACTAAAATAAACCAAAGCAATTAATCGCGTTTAACAAGGAAAATAAAATCATGTCAAAAACTCTCGATGAAATCCGTAAGAAATTACAAGCACTAGATACACGAAAAGGCCAAGCAGGAAACTTCGGTGGTGATAAGGCAACTTATCCACACTGGAATATACCAGAAGGCACATCAACAACACTCCGATTCCTCCCAGACGCAAATGAAGACAACACATTCTTCTGGGCAGAACGTCAATTAATTAAACTCCCATTTCCCGGTATTAAAGGCCAAGACGAAAACAAACCAGTTATCGTTCAAGTTCCGTGTATTGAAATGTGGGATGGCAAAATGACTTGCCCGATCTTAAATGAAGTTCGCCCATGGTGGAAGGACAAATCTCTTGAAGAAACAGCACGCAAGTATTGGGTCAAACGTACCTTCTATATGCAAGGGTTCGTTAAGAATGATCCAATAAACGAATCAGAGTCTCCGGAAAATCCGATTCGCAAGTTTATTATCGGCCCACAACTCTTCGCAATCATTAAGGCTGCATTAATGGATCCTGACATGGAACATAGCCCAGTTGACTTTATCAACGGAACAGACTTTATTGTTTCAAAGACAAGCAAAGGCGGCTATGCTGATTACGGTACCTCTAAGTGGGCCAGAAAAGAATCTAGTCTTACTGAAGAAATGCAGGCTGCTATTGCTGAGTTCCCCCCAGTTGACTTGGCAACGTATTTGCCGAAGCGCCCTACTCCAGAACAATTAGCAATTATGTTTGAAATGTTCCAAGAGTCGCTAGACGGTGAGTTGTACGATCCAGCACGTTGGAGTCAGCATTACAAGCCGTTTGGATTTGAATCGGCACCAGCCGATGATGCAGAAGGTGGCGAAGGTAAGAAGGCAGCACGCCCATCTTACACTCCACGTCCGCCAGCACCAATTGCGACACCAAAAACTGCACCAGTGATTGTGCGCGAAGACCCGGAAGATGCTAACGCAGATTTCGATGCAGATCCACCAAAGACTGAAGTCAAAGAAGTGGTAGCAGCAGCCACACCTACCGCCGGAAAATCCCCACAAGAGATTTTGGCAATGCTCCGGAACCGCAACAAGTAATATAACATGGCTCGAACCTCTGCATTTGCACGTTCGAGTTCTCATTAAGGAGAACCTATGGCTCGACCATTCGACATTTCAAAGTTTCGTAAAAACTTAACAAAAAACATTACAGGCATTTCTACAGGATTCAATGATCCAGATACATGGATTAGCACAGGATCCTATGGATTAAATTATCTTATCAGTGGAGACTTCTACAAAGGAGTGCCAATGGGCAAGGTAACGGTATTTGCAGGAGAATCAGGCGCAGGCAAGTCTTATATTGTTTCTGGTAATATTGCTAAAGCAGCTCAAGAGCAGGATATCTTTGTTGTCATGATTGACACAGAGAATGCACTTGACGAAAAGTGGCTATTACCACTTGGTGTAGATACAAGTGAAGAAAAGATGCTGCGTATTAGCGCATCTATGATTGATGAAGTTGCAAAGATTGTTCACGATTTCGTAACCGATTACAAAGCAAATCATCTTGATTTACCAAAAGAGCAACGCCCTAAGATTCTGTTTATTATTGATTCTATCGGAATGCTATTAACGCCAACTGAAGTAAATCAATTCCAAGCAGGCGACATGAAGGGTGATATGGGACGCAAGGCAAAGCAATTGAAAGCTTTTGTATCAAACTGTGTTAATATGTTTGGTGACTTAAACATCGGCATGGTTGTTACCAATCACACATACGCAAGCCAGGATATGTTTGACCCCGATGATAAAATCTCCGGTGGTTCGGGATTTATGTTTGCTTCGAGCATTATTGTTGCTATGAAGAAATATAAGTTAAAGGAAGACGAAGAAGGTAACAAGGTTGCCGAGGTTACAGGTATTCGTGCGACATGTAAGGTTGTAAAGACTCGATATTCGAAGCCGTTTGAATCGATTAAACTTAATATTCCGTGGGAGACAGGTATGAATCCAGTATCTGGATTATTTGATCTGTTTGAAAAGTCAGGAGTATTAATAAAAGAGGGAAATCGTTATAAATACATCTCCAAGAGGACCGGCGAAGAAA